CTTCAGGATGATGTTCCACGACAACACCCTGAAGGCCATCCGCAAGCTGAAGGACGGGCAGGGTAACTACCTGCTCGACAGCCTGAAGGACGGCGGCGCGGTGCTGAACCTCGCGGGCATCACCGTCCCCTACGTGGTCAACCAAGCGATGGCCGCGACGATCGCCACGGGCAACAAGACGATCGTGGCCGGCGACTTCAACAAGTACATCGTCCGTCGGGTGAAGGATTACACCCTGCTGCGGATGACCGAGCGCTACGCCGACTTCCTCCAGGTGGGCTTCGTGGCGTTCAACCGCATCGACGGCGAGCTGTCGGACGCCGCCGCCGTGAAGGTGCTCCAACAAGCCTAAGCCGGCGCAACCGCGCCCCCATCCACCGGGAGCGGCCTAGCGCCGCTCCCGTTTCGGGAACACGCACATGAGCAAGAAACTGCTGATGCTGACCGCGCTCGCGGGAACGCACTTCTCTGTCGCTAAGGGCGACGTCGTTTCGCACTACGACGACGCCGAGGCCGATCGCTGGATCGGCGCCGACTTCGCCGAGGCTGCGCCCAAGGGCGCTAAGGTGACTGTCGCCATCCTGGCGCCGGAGGCCGAACCGGTCGTGCTGGAGGTCGAGACGATCGAGGCTGCGGTCGACGATCAGGCCGGCGGCGAGACCACGGCCGACGCCACGACCGTCGAGACGACCGCCGACGCCACTGTCGTCGAGGCGCGCTAGGCCGTGAGCTGGGGCCGTCTCAAGCGCACGGCGGCCCCATCGGCCCCCGTGCTGCCGCGTGAGCTGGTCAAGGTCTATCTCCGCGTCGACAGCGACGCGGAGAACAGCCTTATCGACCTTCTGATCGCGGATGCGCTGGCTACCCTAGAGGGGCCGAACGGGCGCGGTTTGGCGCTGCTGCGCCAGACGTGGCGCATGTCGGGCGAGACCTTCCCATGCGGCGGGCTCGTCATTCCGCTTTGGCCGGTGCTTGCCGTCGATAGCGTGACCTATGTCGACGCGGCTGGCGTGACCCGCACGCTCGACCCGGCGGCCTATCAGGTCGATGTCGACGCGAACCCGGTTCGCATCGTTCCGGCGGTCGGCGGGTCCTTCCCGGCCGTTCGCGGCGATGAGGGCGGCGTAAAGGTGACATTCAAGGCGGGGTTCGGCGCGAGCGTCGAGGACGTTCCGGCCGACCTGCGGCGCTACCTGCTGGTGCTGATCGCGCATTGCTACAAGAACCGCGAACCCGACGTGGCCGCCGCCGTCGGCGCTCTGCCCGACGGGGTTCGTTCCGTCGTCGATCGCTACGCCGTGGGGACGCTCTGATGCTCGCCGCCGGGGATCTAGATCGCCGCATCACGCTTCAGGCTCAGACCACGGAAAGGACCAAGCTGAACGAAAGCGTCGAGGTCTGGTCGGATGTCCGCGAAGTCTGGGCGAGCTTCGAGCCGCTGAGCGACGCGGAACAGCGCCGGGCGCTGGAGGTCGGCGCGGCGATGACGGCGCGGTTTCGCATCCGCTGGGCGGTCGAGGTCCGCGACCTGAACCCGAAATGGCGGGTCAAGTTTGAAGGCCTGACGTTCGACATCGTCGGCGTGAAGGAAATCGGGCGACGCGAGGGCTTGGAAATCAGCGCGATTACGCGGACGGATCGCCAGCCATGAGCAGCTCGCCCGTAAAGGTCGAGGGCTTCGAGGACCTAGACCGCGCCCTCGCGGACCTTCCCAAGGCCACGGCGCGAAACGTCATGCGGCGCGCCGCAATCGAGGTTCTGGAGCCGATCGCCGAGGACTATCGCGCCAACGTCAAGGAGCTGACCGGAGAGCTCAAGTCGACCATTGGCGTTTCGACCCGGCTCACGCCTCGTCAAGCAGCCCTGAACCGCAAGAACGCAACCCGGTCCTACGTCGAGGCCCACGTCGGCGCCGGACCTGACCCGGCGGCCCACCTCGAAGAGTTCGGGTCCGTGAACAACGCCCCGAACCCGGCTCTTCGCAACGCCTGGGACCGTGGGTGGCGACGTGCGCTCGACGCGCTCGCCACCGCCATCTGGGCGCAAATTGAACGGGCCATGGAGCGCGCTCGCCGGAAGGCGGAGCGCGAGGCGGCCAAGATGAGGCGAGGCTGATGGAAGAGGGCCTTATCGCGCTGATCCTGGGAACCTCGACCATCGCCGAGCGGATCGACGACCGACTTTATCCCGGCGTGAGGCCGCAAGGGTCGCCCTTGCCGGCGCTCGTGCTGAACGTCTTCCCACGTCCGCGACAATACAGCCACGGCGGCCAGGTGCGCGTCGGAGAGGCCCGTATTCAGCTCGACGCCTTGGCGGCGACCTACACCGACATGAAGGCGCTGGAGGGCGTCGTTCGGGCGCGCCTTTCGGGCTTCCGAGGCGTGGTCGAGGGTGTCGAGTTTCAAGCGATCTTCGACGCGGGCGGCGCGGGCGACGGCTTCGAGCACGCACCGCCCGACCGCATCCACAAGCATTCGATGGACTTCACCGTTCGGGCCGTTGCGCCCCAAACCTAAGGAGAAAATGCAATGCCCGATCAAGCTACGCTCGGCTTTGGCGTCCAGTTCGGCAAGAAGAACGCCGGCACGTTCACGTCGCTGGGCGACCTCGTGGACTTCACGCCGCCGACCAAGACCCGCGAGACCAAGGATGCGACGCACCACGGCGTTGCGAACCGGGTTCGCAAGTACGTCGGCGGTATGCGCGACCTGGGCGAGGCCGGGTTCGTGCTGCACTTCGAAAAGGGCGGCGACACCGAAACCGCGCTGAACGCCGACTACATGAACGACAACGCGGTGTCGTACACGGTCATCTATCCCGGCGGCGAGGAAGATACGTTCCTCGGCTTCATCACCGAACTGTCGCCCGCGACGCCGCTGGACGACGTGATGAAGATTTCGGGCAAGATCAAGTTGAGCGGCGCCTGATGTTCGGCGTCGCTCCCCTGAACGGCGTCGTCTCGTTCCAGGCGGACGGGCGGCGCTGGCGCCTGCACTTCGGCCTCAACGCCTTGTGTGAGCTGGAGGCGAACGCCAAGGACGAGGAGCAGTTGAAGCTGCTCCTCTCTGGCGGTGACGCCGATTTCAACACCGTGCGTCTCGCGGTCTGGGCGGGACTGATCGAGAACCAACCTGAGTTGACCCTTCAGGACGCCGGGCGGCTTGTCGATCGGATCGGCCTTCAACAGGCGGGGGCCAAGGTGGGGCAAGCGCTCATGTGCGCCTTTCCGCCGGCCGGCGCGGATGTCTCGGCCCGCCCTCGGCGGGCGGCGTGGTGGAAGGTCTGGGGCTGGATTTCGAAAGCCTTCTAGGCCAGTGGGTCGAGGCGGGCTATCCGCCGTCGGACTTCTGGCGCCAGACGCCCCGCCGCCTGTTCATCATCCTGAAAGCCGTGGCCGCCTCGATCGAGGCGCGCCGCGATGAGCTGATCTGGCACGCCTATCACGTGGCTTGCCTGACCAAGGCCGACCCCATGCCGCCCTTGGAAAGCCTTCTCGAAAACCCGGCCTCGAAAGCGGCGACCATGCAAGCGGCGGACAGCCCCGACGAGGTTCGGCGGCGGGTGCGCGGCTGGCTGGGGCGCTCTGACTAGGCCGCACTCGCCGCGAGGTACCCATGCCCTCCGCCCTGATCGGCGCTCTTCGCGCTACGCTTGGTCTCGACACGGCGCAGTTCGAAGCGTCCGCCGACAAGGCGAAGGGGAAGTTGGGCGGCCTCAAGTCCGCCCTGATGTCGACGGCCTCCAGCTTCGCGCCCATGATCTCAGGCGCGGCGCTTGGGACGGCGGCTGTCACCGCCTTTGCCTATGGGATGCAGCAGGCGGCGGAGGCGGCGGACTTCGCCGACGACCTGGCGGCGCAGGCCTACAAGCTGGGCGTCTCCGCCGAGTACCTTCAGAAGTTCAACCATGCGGCCGAGGCCAGCGACGTTCCCGCCGAGGCGGCCGTCGAGGCGCTCAACGGTTTGTCCTCGGCGATCGGGGCGCTTCAGACCCGCATCGGTGATGGCAAAATCCGCAAGGCGATGGAGGCGCTCGGGATCAGCCAAGAGCAGATCAAGAGCTTCAAGTCGGTTGAGGACGCCTTGCCCGTTCTGGCCGACAAGATCAGTCAGTTGGGGACGATCACCGAACAGACGCAGTTCGCCAAGAAGTTCGGGATTGAGGCGCTGTTGCCGCTCCTGAAACAGGGTAGCGCGGGCATCAAGGATCTGATGCAGAACGCCGAAGACCTGGGCTTCGTGATGAGCGAGGATGTGGTCAACCGCCTCGCCGACATGAACGAGCAGCTTCGTATCGCTGAGCAGCGGTCGAAAATGGCCGGGTTTCAACTTGGCGCGGCGTTGACGCCGGCCCTGGTCGAGCTGAAGAACCGCGCCGCCGATGCGGTCAATTGGCTGGCCCAAGTGCTGGACCAATACAACGCGATCCAGAACCGGGCGACGGCGACCTTGGAAAGCCGCCGGTCTCGCGCTTACGAGGAGATGAGCAAGCTCATTCAGGACCCGCTGAACGGTTACAAGGACGGCAAATTCCACGGGCCAATTGGGGCGATGAACGCCCCCGACTATGCCAAGTGGAAGAAG